CGTTAAATTCTTTTACAAGAAAGTTAAAACCCGGTGTATACTTTCCCGTTAAAGAAAGTCCGTTTACACCAGTTCTAGCAAACAAAAAGAATGGTTTAGCTAGCGGTGTAGCAGAAAATACATCGTTTAATCCTTTTGCAAAACCTGTAAGGTCTTGTGTAAGTGTAACTTCTTTACGTGCAAACTGAGTTGCTTCGTCTGTAATGTTACCAGCAGAGTCAAACACCTGAGAATAAAAATCATCTTCGTAGGCTTTCATTAACTCTTTAGTAATCTTAGGAGTTTGTATACCGTTGTTCTGTAGTTCTAATACATTACGCATTGCTTTTTCACGCATCTTAGCACGACCAAGAATGTATGCAAAAGCATCGTCAGTTGCAGCCATAAGCTTAGTAGAGTAAGTCAACAAATTAGCATTGTTAGCTTGCCTTGCTAAATTAGCTACACGAAATGCAGCTACTTCTCCGGGATCAGCTCTACCACTATCTTCTGCCCAACGACGTAATATTTCCCAGTTATCATCACCCTGAGAAAATTCAGAGAAACGTGTTTTAATAGTTCTTATATCACCTTTCCAGTAAGAATTTAACTTTGTTTTAAATAGTTGTAATGATTCTGGTATAGCTTCTATCATAGCATTAACACTAGCTAGGCTAGCTCTCATAGCAGCAGTTTCTCCAGTAAATGGAGCTTTAATAGTGTATCCTAAAGCTGTTGCTAATGGTCTTAAGAATGTTGCAGCAGATGTACCCATAACTGCTCGAACTGGAGTTTTAGGTCCAGACAACACGCTGTGAGTCATGACACCTTCTAGTTCTCTTATCATGATACCTGTACGATCAGGTCCAGATTCAGTTAATTTACCACCAATTAATATTGTACGAGCCCATCTATCAAAGTCATCTAATGAGTTTACATTATCCATCATAGAAAAAGCTTCAAACAATGCGTTTAGTAAATCGTCACTGCTGTCTTCTTTTGCTATTTTTAATACTGACATAATAGATTCTCTAGCGTCTACCATTTCTTTATTTATGGCTTCTTCTACAGTTACTTTACTTTTTTTACCAGCACCTAATGCTCTAAATGAATCAGACTTTACAAATCTTGCTTTCTTAGTTTCGTATAACGCAGTAAGCATTGTATCCATAATCTGTTTAGCTGGTCCATCTATATCCTGTAAGTCAACTAAATCAGCTATTTCTCTACCAGCAATACCTGTATCTCGTAGCTGTTTCATTAACGTACCTAATACAAGGTCAGCTATAACTACGTTTTTAGATGTCCATATTTCTATGCCATCTACAACATCAGGATTAGCTTCTAGTAAATCTTTTAGATACTCGTTAGCTGATAAATCTGCTGGATTTCTACCCTGTGTAATCTGTTGATGTGCTTCTATAGATTCTTTAAATTTAGCAACTAATGTAGTTCTAGATCCTTTAGCAGCTTCTAGTTCTTTTGCAAACTTTTCACTACTCATTAATCCACGCATAATACGTTCTACAGTAGCTTCATCTGTATCACCTTTTAGTGCTATACGCTCACGTTCTACGGGTGTAGTAACAGAACCTGTAGACCCTTCTTCAGATCCCCAGTCTTTACGTGTTTTAGATAACTGTTCACGTGCTGTCTGTGCATCTACTTCTGATATGTGTGCACCTTGATGTGGCTGTGATAGCCCTGCGTTTTTATCAGCTCTAAACTCAGCTTCTCCCTGACGTAATTGTGCTACACCAGCTTGTACAGTCTGATCTTTTAGACTTTTGTTACGTTTAGTTATTTGTGTCATAGCTTCTTTACCACCCTTTTTGAGAGCGTAAGCTATACCATCAAATATTAATCCGATACCCATACCTTCTACGATGTTTTTTACTTTCATCATAACAGGATGGTCAGTATCCTTTGTGCTTAAAGGTGTATCAACCCAACCATACCGATCACGTAGTGCACCTAATGCGTTTTGCTCGTCTGATTCTTTAGATATAAGATCAGAGACGGCTCCAACAGCTGCACCTCTAGCAACAGTACTACCAGCTAAAGCTGTTAAACCAGCTGGTATTGTAACTAATCCTGTAGCTACTGCACCTTTTGCTGCTAATATTGTACCAGCTGCCATAGAACCAAAGTGTATTAGTCCTCGTAGTTGTTTACCCCACCATGTTTTAGTTTCGATTGGGTTATCATACGAGTCAAAAGGAGTCCAGTCTGGTCTGTATTCTCCTGTATTTAACTTTTGTTCTTTCATTTCACCAGATAACGCATCTATTGTACGCTCTGGGAATGTAGCTAGTGATGAAGCGGTGTCTTGCAATCCACCTGATAAGATAGACTGACCTTCTTTGATGAGAGCCTTAGCTCCCCATGTATCAGCATTACGAGGATCATATGTTTCGTCGGCAGCTTGCTGCTCAACTTGCTCTACAGCTTGTTTTGACTTCTCTTCTGCTAATTTACGTTCGTTGTATGAGTCTGATAAATTTAATGCCTGTTCTTCCAGATAGTCCAAACCTTCTTCATCAAACTCTACACTATACTTTTCGCTCATTATCTTCTAGTACGTTTTTTAATTGTTCTAACTTTATTAGGTGTATCTATTGGTATAAGATCAAAACCAAAGTCAGTTTTTTGTTTTTTTAATTTTAGTTTAATTAATAAGTTTTTCTGTTGTGAGGGTGTTAACTGATTGTAACTTACAATACTGGTAGGTATATTATTTTCTGTTGTAAATTCTTGGAACTTGTCAAATGGTATTTTGTCAAAGAAAACTTGATTCTGTTGCAGCTCTTCATTACTCATGATTGCGTTCATTACGTCATTTTGAATAGTGTTAGGCTGACTAAAATATGGAGTTTCTTTAAGTGCAGGCATAAAGTCTTTTACAAGCTCTTGCTCATCTATACTTAATGTTGAAGATGTCCATGGAAATAATCCATCTATTTCTACACCACGTATAGAGTTCATATCTTGTAACTGTTTGTGCCAGAAAAGAGACATAACAATACTCTGACTATCTTCATTAAAAGGCTTGTTAAGAATTGATCCGAGAATAGGCTTACCGTCTGGACCATATGTCATTAACTCTTTTAATACTTTATAAGGTATTTTATATCTACCTATATTAGTAGCACCTTTTTCATACAACTCTTTAAGTGTTAGTGTATCACCATCAGTTCTTCTTATAATTCTATTACCAGAAGGTGAGAACTGATATGTACCATCTTTTACAAATAGACCATCTGATCCTTTAACTCTAGCAGCATTTAACATTATTGTGCTATTCTTGTCACCTTCAGAGTTTTCTTTATAAAAAACGTCAATGCTAGAATGAGGGTTAGGGTTGCGATGTAAATTAGTAAAATCTTCAGCATCTAATTTATAGATACCTTTTTCGACTACATTACCTGTTTTATCTATTCCTCCAGTAGCTTCTAATCTTTGTAATAAAAAATCACCAGCAGGCATACCTACTTTTTTAGCTACATTCTTCCAGTATGATGTTAAGGCAGCACCAATGTTACCGTTTTGTATTTGTACTCTAGCTGTTTCTAGATTTACTTTTTCTATAGTAGATGCAAACTCTGGTAAGTTTATATTACTTTTGTCCTTATTAAAGTAAGTGGCGTCGTTTACAATATCTTGAGGACCACCGGTACGGAATGTCGGTATAACTAAATCAAATTTACCAGCCAGTAGATCAGTAGTAACACCGCCTAGTTCATTAGTTAGAGCTTGTTCAATAGTAAATCCTTGATCTCCACCACCGTATGCTTGTTGAGCTTTTTGTCTTAATGCTTCAACAGCTCTACTTACTTTGTTCTGTTCAAGTTGTGGTAACTTACCTACATTTAATCCCGTCTGTTCTCTATACTGTATAAGTAATGCTTGTTCAAGATCTGTCTGATATGCTAAAGCTGGATTACCTTCACCGGGTATAGATAGTGCACCGTAGTTAGTACCAAACTTATTACCTGTATTAGTTCGAGTTTGTTGGTTCTGTAAGTTCTCAGGTAATGTTTTACCGGGAAACTCTTTTTGATATTCAGCTGCAATTCTAAGTTGGTTTGCATCTGTTATACTACCATCCTCTTCTCGTAACGGATCAATTACTTCATTTTGAAATCGTTGTAATTTTTTCTTATCAACGTCAGACTGGTCTACAGTAGCTAAATCAATACCTCTATTTATTCGTCGAATAACTTGAGCTGTGACTTCACCATTTTTACCAAAATTAGATTCTTGGAATGTTGTATATACAGGTTTACCGTCTTTAACTTTACCAGCTACCTTAAATAGAAAACGACTTTTAAAATCTTCAGCCATAGCTATAGTAACTCTACCATCTTTGTTAGCTAAACTATTATACATATAGTTACCTATATAAGTTATAGCATCTGTTCTTGTAAAGTTAGGTCCACTAGCATCCATTACATATTGGATAAGCTCTTCTGTATTCATATTGTCATCTTCACTAGACAACATTTCGTTTATTTTAGCATCCTTTCTGTCGTTTAAGTTATTAATTATTTTACGTTTCTGTATACCTTCCCACTCAAGCATAGCTTTTTCTTTTCTTGTCCTCATTTCTGG